TTACAACACAAGGTTTATCCAAGTAATATCCAACAACTCTTCTATTTTCTTCTTCACCAAAACACATTTCAGTTACGTCTGCGTTGATATCTTCGCCAGACTTAAGAAGCATCAGTTTAATCGTCATAGTTCTCCCATACCTCAGTGAATTATAGCACAAAAAAAGGGGAGGTGTCAAATTTTCCCTCTTTTTTTTGCTTCTCTTATCTTAGCCGCCTCACTCATGTTTCTTTTTGTTTCTTCACTCATTTGTTTTTTTGCCTCACTCATTCTTTTTTTAGTTTCTTCTGATTTAGTTTTACCTTTAGCTGCCTCACTCATTTTTCTTTTTGTTTCATCGGAAAGTTTTCTACCTTTATATAAATTAGAAAGATGTACCTTAGCATCTTCCGTAAATATTCTACCTTTATTTTTATCACTTATTTTTTTTTTAGTTTCTTCACTATGTTTCCTATTTTTCATTTTTTGTTTTGTTTCTTCTGTATGGGAAACAAACCTGGGAGGGGAATCTCCACCATCAGTTTTATTTTCTAATATTCCAGTTTTTTTATTTTTTCTTCCCAATATACTTATCATATAAACTTCGTGCCTATATGCATCATTTTCACTCATATTTTTCTTTAATAAAATAATTTTATCGTTAGTGGGCAATATAACCGAATGATTTTTATCCCAAGCCCTATTACCTTTTCCCTTACCAATATAATAAGGAATATTATTTTCATCAAGATATGCATAAGTATAATACTGCATTTTAAACATCCCTATCTTTTATTGTTATTTATAAACAAAAAAAAGGGGAGGTGCAACTGGATTTTGCCAGTTACCTCCCTGCAGCAACGATAGTTTAGCTCAACATTATTTAGTTAAGTTGATAGACCTTCTTCTTTTGATGTTCCGGAATAACTCTATTTAATTTAATAGTAAGCAATCCATTCTCAAAAGAAACATCTTTAACTTCTACATCATCAGATAAAGTCCAACTACGAGTGAATGCCCTCTTTGCTAATCCTTGATGCAGATACTCATCATCAGTATCACTAACTTTCTTTGCTTCTATAAAGAGTTTATTCCATTCTGTAGTAACTTCGATATCTTCTCTCCTATATCCAGCAAGTGCAATTTCCAATCTGAAATCAATACTACTTTCTCTAACTAAATTGTATGGTGGATAATTGGTGTGCGTCTCAAACGTACTATCAAACCTTCTAAACCACTCATCCATCCCAATACTATTTTTCTGAATTTCTAACAAATACTTAGCAGTTTGTGGCACTGTAAGCGTAAATGAATCTGTTCCAAACATAATAGACCTCCTAAAGCGTCTGTAAGTGTATAATGTCCCCGAAGGCAACATCATTGGTATATATCACAGAACACAAAAAAGGGGAGTGTTGAACTCCCCACTTTTTTATTCGGTTTCCTCTTCCACCTTTTTCTTTTTAGCACCAATATTATACTTGGTTTCCAAAATCCAATCCGCTTTATCCTTATAGGCAAGGACTTTAATTTGATTCAGGGGAGCAATGTCTTGAATCTTAGTAGCATCAACAAGTTCTACCAGACCCCAATCTGCAATGAGTTGAGCAATACGATTACGACGCTGAACATCATTTACCGTAAGATTTGCGTGTTTGCCATCAAGTGCAAAAAGTTCTTTAAAACTTACAAGATAATATCTACCTTGCTTATGAAGAATATGGCAAGACTGATATAGTTTTTTCTCTTTTCTTGAAGCAACTCCGATGCGCGTTAAAGTTTCACGAACCTTAAGAAAATCATCAGGTTCATTTAATAGGACCTCGATCATCATATCCGGAGTCCAGTTCACAATTGGTACATTTACAACTGACATAATTTTCCTCAAAATTGTTTACATATCTTTTATTTAGGTTTTTAAACCATTCAAGCATTTGAAGATTGTCTACGGAAGAGCAAACTTCTTCAGATATATTATTGTCGTAACAAAATCTTACTGACAATTTATGGTCTATTTGGTAACCATCCTCAACACCACATAATGTTCTAGGATAATTAGATGGATTAATTATGTTTTGATATTTAACATAATTTTTTTCAGTCAATCTTCTTACTTTATTGCAATATTTTTTATAATGTGTGGTATTATTTTGTCTACTTAAATTATGATACTTTAAAAGTCTACAAACATTACTTTTGGAACAATTTAATATAATAGCAATTTGTTGATTTGTTTTTTTGGAATCAATTAAATTAAGTAGATCTTTTTTTGTAATTGTATCAATTACTTTTCTATTATTACCTCCACCTTGAGGTTTTTTTTCGATTTCTAAAATATCAAACCACTTTCTAACTCTAGTTTTAGTAGTTTGATAAACTTCGGCAATTTCTTGTAAAGTATTGCTTTTATATAAATTAATTAAATCTTCTTTTATAGGAAATTTTCCGTATTTTATGTTTTGGTTTTTTAATTTCATATTATAAAAACAATTCCTTATACTATTTATAAGAAAACTACTTTAAAGAACTATTTGTTCCTCCAGTTTCAAATTTCGATTTAATAAATGTTAGTTGTTCTTGAGTAAGAATCCTCAAAGCCTGTTTTGCTTTCTCATTACTATAACCATAGTAACGCTTCACATAATCAAGATCTTTGATCGTATCTTTACGGAGCCAAGGAGAAAATCTCTTTTTAACTCTCAGACTATTTATAAAAAAGTCATACTGCATCTTCTTTGGGAGGAAATGATACTTGTTCATTTCATTGGCATACATTAAGCAATCAATATGCCCAGAGAAGCAACGATTGATAATGTATGGTGCATAATCCTTCTCCAAGGAAGGGTCTTCATCAATCAAATTCTTTTTTGTTTGGTTGATTGAATTTAACCAATCCTTCAATTCATAAGTCATCTAATAATCTCCAAATCATTACCATGTTTCCACAATTCAAGTTCAGTCCTAAGGCGCCCTTCAGACTTTAATTTTTCATATCTCTTAGATGCTTTCTTCTTCCACCACTCAATAACTTGCTCAGGTTCATAACCAAATTTAGAAAGATAATATCTTTTCTTTTCAGTCAGAGTCTTTGCATGTTCAATGCAAGAGTTAAATTCATTCAACTTAGAATGCCCCTTTAAGGAATTCCTAATGATAGAAATCATCTTAGTTTGAATCTTCAATTTCTTCGAAGACTTATCTGCAGAGATGAGTCTTTCTCCACCATTTGCAGTGTTATTAAACCACCAGAACATTTCCTTGAAGTAATGATCATGAAAAAGTGGAAGAAAATTACTTTCAGTATCCCCTATGTGTCGAATATAAGGTTTAAGACCATCATACATGGATACTCCTTTCGTTGTACCGTATAGTGAAGTTGTTTCAAAATATTGAAGATCAATTCCATACTTGCGGTCAAATTGTCGTTTGAGTTCATTGGAAGATGCTAAAAGAGCAAGAAGTTTACCTCCAAGATAATTGTATCCAAATGGTTGAACAGGAACAATATTGAATCCCATTACAAACTCACTGTTAATTCTGGAAAGTGAAAGAACTTCACCAAAATAATCATTTCTTGGTTTTGAATTAATGGTTGGAGATCCAAAACGGACTACACCAATTATTTTATTAGTATTATCCTCAGTCACAATCCATTTCAAAGTTCTACCAGGAATTGCTTCTTCAATGGGATTTGAAGCAGTATCGGTTAAGATTTCGGAATAAAGATTCTGATTGTACTTGGATGTTGTTTTTGGATTAGTGTCTACCTGACGAATTGAAAATGACATATCATTTGGATGCAAATCAAAGTTAGAAAAAATCTCATCTTCAGGACCAAATAATTTTCCAGAAGCATTGGATGTTCTACTCCGTTTAACATACCGAAGATAATCATCGATGCGATTAAATTTGGAATAGTATTCTATAAATTGATCTGCCGCCCAAGTTGCATCTTCAATAGATAACATATTAATTTGCCAAAAATCCTTTTTCGTAATCTAAAAGTTCCTGCGGAGTTGTAATATAATTGTCAACAGGATTTGCTACTTTAGCATACCATTTCCGCCCATAATTTCTCGAAACAAGTTTAATATCCAAATACTGATATTTTTTATCAGTTGGTACATAAACTTTATATTTGCCTGCCCTATTTGAAGTTAAAAGGGACAAACTTTTATTTTGTTCAGATAAAATATCAATGGTAGTACAAGCAGTTTTAAATATCTGAGAATACTTATTGTAATCATTTACATATACTTCATGATTATCCATGAGCATCTGATAAATGAACTGTGGAGAATAACAATGATCCCTGCATAGCACCCAGGTATTATCGGTTCTCTTTTTTTCCAATGCCCTTTCAGTGATAAATCCGGAAGGTACTGAAAGAGAATGAACTAGATCATAAAATGGGCGAGTGGTAGACCTAACTACATCAGTATTGTTTCTATTTTTCTGCCAAAAATCAAGAACTTTAAGATTTTCAAAATCAAGAAATGTCCTATAACAATAAACTTCTAGTCGTGATTCAGTTGTAATTACTTCAATTCGTTTCATTATAAGTCTTAGGGTGAAAATTACAATACTCATTAAACACAATCTTACACTCCTTATGAGTAAGATTACAATGCTCTGCTGCCTTGGGGAGATTCCATTTAGCAGTAAAAAGCATTTCCATTGCTTCTCTTGTTTCAGGTCTCATAGGAACTCACATTCACACATAATTTCAGTCAATGCTGCTAAGAGGTTAATTTCCTGGTCAGCAACGAACGCAATTTGGTATTGGTACTTAGCAATAATAAGAACGGCAGCAGGTATAGTTTGGGGTGAAAGATGAGTATAACAGGAGTCATAAATCCTGCGAAGAATGACAGAAGAATCGTTATCCAAGTTGGCGACCACCCACTTTCGAACTTCAGAAAAGTTCTTATCTTTGAGATGTTTGATGAGATCATTTACGGCAACGTCAGAAAAAGATGCAAGAATACCAGAATCAATTTCACCACTTACAGAATACCTCTGACATTCGTTGAGAACTCTACGCCAATCGGGAAAGTGCTTATTGATCAGTTCCGCAAGGACTTTCGGATCATATTTAATCCTTTCACTATCAAGAATATTTTGCAATCGTTTAAAAAATGATCCTGCCAACTGGGATTTTTCTTTGCCTTGGATTGAGAACTCAACAACTGCACATCGGGAGTGGAGGGGTTCAATGATTTTGTTTTTGTAGTTGCAGGTGAAGATGAATCTACAGTTGTTATAAAACGTCTCAATATTTGCCCGCAATAAGAGTTGAACATCGGCGGTCGTGTTATCACTCTCATCCACAATAATGACTTTGTGCTTGTCATTTCCTTGAAGTGAGACGGTCGAAGCAAAGTTCTTTGCTTGGTTCCGTACAGTATCAAGAAAACGACCCTCATCAGAACCATTAATTATATAATAATCTACTCCAAGTTCTTCACATAATGCTTTTGCTACTGTCGTTTTACCTACTCCTGGTGGTCCAGCAAGAAGGAGATTTGGGATTTCCCCCTTCTTAACAAAATCCAAAAATGTTTTTTTGATACCATCAGGAAGAATACAATCCTCAATTTTACGAGGACGATACTTTTCCACAAACAAAAAATCTTTAATCATTAATAAACCTCATTTAATACATTCCAAATACTTCGTTGATGTTTGCCCACAATATCAGCAATCTTTCTTTGAGACAATCATTGCTCTGAA